CGACCTCGTAAAAGACTTGGATACCTCACGCCAAACGAAAAATTTAAACAAATTATTAATCAGAATTCTGTTGCATTTGCAAGTTGAATTCAGCCAATTTCACTTTGTGGATTAGGGAAATTTTCTTTCCTCCATTCAATCCATTTAGAACATTTATCTTTAATATTAGGTTCTTTATAAACCCAAGCCTGTTTTACATTAAGATTTACAGGTGTAATTTCGATTGCATTTTGCTTGCTACTATCAGCTATTTGTTTATCCTCCAATCTAAATGTAATCCCTGATACTTCATCCCATTTAATAACCATAAATACCATACCATTGTTTTTAAAAGATATAGGCTGTGAAACAAATTTATGAATGAGTTTTTTGTTTTCATAAATTTGGATTGTAAAATGTTTGGGAGGAGCTATTGAAATCTTTATAATACTATCCTCATACGGAATATTTGTGAAATCTCCACCTGTTTGATTTTCCCAATCATTAATTCCAATTGCTTGAATAATAGTTCCTTCTTTCATGTGCATTAAATTCTAAAATTAAACAAATAAAATATCAATATTAAATATACAAAATCAATACACAAAGCTACCAAAAAGAATGGTATTTCTATCCTTTTTTTGAGACAATATGATGTCACTTTTGACATACTTATTTAACTCACTAATAAGAAATCTCTTGGAGTATAAACTTCCGAGCAGAAGAAATACGACTTCTTACAGTTCCAACAGGAATGTTTAGGATTTCACTTATCTCATCATATGAATACCCACTAGCATAATACATCACACTATCAATACAACGGGATTTTTTAGCACACCGTTGTATTGTGGAAACCAAATCATCAAACAGTATTGAATGAGCTGTACAGTTAGAAATGGCACTTCCGTCTACCATATCAAGCCCTGTAAAATGTATAAGGGAATTTCTATTGTATCTTATTATATAAGTATTCCTCATTATAATAAGGCACCACGGTTGAAGTGGTTTAGAACAATCAAATTTATCACGATTCACAAGTAGCTTATAAACTGTATCACCGGCTAAGTCTTCAGCATCTTGCATGGAACAGCAGAATTTTCTTGCCACCTTTAATATCCAAGGATATATTTCTGATAATTCCTTTTCAAAGTCCATTGTCAGCCCTCCTTATTAGGTGTATCTTCGGTTCGCCATTAATGCACCTTTCCACATATTTCCGGTGCATGATACTTTGTTCGTGCATTTCCTTAGCAGAACGCTCGATTGAACTAATAAGAGTGCCTATATCGGGGGGCAATAAGGCAATCATTTTTTTTACCTCGGACACTTCTGCCGTTATCCGATTACACTTCGTCTCTAATGTACGTAATTCTGACAATAAAACATTGTATAAATGCCTATTTATACAATGGATGCTGTTTTTTCTATTCATAAAAAAGTCGTTTGTGATTCTAAAGGAGATGTACAAACGACTGTATGAAATAATTCGCTTTAATTAGAAATTAATCGAATTACAGCATATATGTAATACCAATATTATCATGTGCTTCTTTTTCTGATCGATATTTCAACATCAGCTTGATGAACGATATTCGCATAGACAGCAGCATTAATTACGCGGGAATCAATACTCATTTTAAAGAATGTCATTAGAAAAGCAATCTCTGCATCAAAAGAAGAACGAATTTGTTCAGGAGTAGCCTTACTTCCTTTATGTCCCTCACTGCGTCTTTCCTCGTTCCGTTTTTGCTCAAAAATTGCAGAATGAAGCAAATAATCAAGCTTCGATATAACTTGCTCATCACTCATATTTCGGATATCTACATTTAGTTGACCCAACACCTGACGAACATCATCATAAAAGCCAAGAGAAACAAGAGTCTGACATATACGAAGGCTCAATAGTTTGGCACGTTCCTTCACCATATCCTCTTTGTCCATAATCATAGCCTGCATACCTGAAGGATTAACAATGCTTCTGTATTCGATAATTAATTTAGATGCCATCTCTTTAAGCGTGCTTTCAGACATAGATCCGCGGTCCGAAAGCAAACAAGCATAGTTTCCACATGAAAGCTCAATGAAATCATTCAATGTTATCTGATTTAATCTTTCAATCATAGCTATTTCAGTTTAGACAACTTATACAGTTCAAATTCACGGTTAGACGCATCCTGACGCTGCATTTTAAGACTCTTCATCAAAAGGAGATTTGTTTTATCAACCCTTTTTTCTAATCGGGAATAATCATTGAAAACAGTGGTATCACCGGAAGAGGATGCAAAATATGTCGGTGAAAATGTGGGAAAGTCCCAATCCGGTATATCAAAATTAGAGATATCTACCTTATCAACATCAGGAAAGACTTGCGCACCTTTAGGAATATCAACTAAAGTTGGAGTATCAGGAGTAATCCATGCTTTTCCGGAATACATGATAACTTCATGTTTACCGGCATCACCAACCAAAGCAGCACCGCCGGGATGCCTATCATTACCTTTAGTACCTTCTGCATAAGAAGGAATAGGAGTGGCAAGAATTGTTGCTACTTGCATAGCCCCCATCGCCCCAATAACAGCAGCCATTACAGCACCGGCAATCGGACCTAACTGGAAAGCTTCCATAATACCACGAGCTGTTGCAATTCCAGTTTCTGCAACTTGTACTCCCTTATGCCAAACAGCTTGTTTATGGGCAATCTCTTGCTTTTGTTTTTCCAACTCCTTATTCTTGGCTTCTGTCTGATCCTTTGCTGCCCGTTTACGCGCTTCTGCTTCCTCTTCGGATATAGCTCCAGACTCTGCCAGATTCTCAATTCGTTCAATATCCTCATCATACTTTTCCTCATTAGCTTCCCGCTCTTCTTCTATTTTCTGAATCTGACCATCATAAATAGAAGAGACTAAGTTTCCAATAGCTCCCACAGCTTGAGATGCAGTTTGAAGCCATTTTTTCAAGTTCTTCTGACGTTCTTTCTGTGCTTTCTCATCCGCTTTAGTAACTTTATTGATAGCATCTATTTCTATTTCTGCTTCTTTTTGGGCAAGGTCCGCTTTCAATTTTGCAAGTTTCTCCTCAAGTTTCTCCCTTTTGTCCGTACTCAAGTTGGCAGTAGCAAGTTCGGATTCCAAAGCGTCAATGGCAGCTTCCGAGGTTTTACGTACATAATCTAATTTTAACTGATACTCAAGTTCTGCATACTCTTGCTGGGTTATTTCCTTAGAAGCTAACTGTTTTTTAAGAGCAAGCGTATCCATAACATATGCAGCATCCCGGATTTCCTGCTCATGCGCTGCATTCTCTGCTATTAATTGCACCTGATCGGATGCATGTCTTTCGTAAAGTTCTTGTTTCTTTTTTGCATATTTGTCGTCAATGAGAAAAACATCTTCACCTGTTTTCTCTGCTGCATCAATTTCTGCTTCACGTTGCAACTCCAACTGGTGCAATTTCAAATCAAGTTCTTCCTGGGACCCCTTTTTTACAACAGCAAGAGCGTTCTCAACATCTTTCTTTTCACGGTCAGAATTATACTTAATAGAGAATTCATCTAATTTATCCTGCATTTCTTTCGCCAAATTCTGACGAGTAGCAATTTCCTCTTTGCTATTACCCTTGACGGCAGCAATCTTCTTTGAGTAAGCAACACCAATTTTAGCAAGTTCTTTCTCCAGTCCCTCATCCATAAGAGCTAGTTCTGATTCCTGATAAGTTTCATGAATTTTCAGCTTCTCTTTGAGAGCTTTTTCCTGTTCACGTTTTTCTTTATCAGTAAGGACTGTTATACCTGAACCATTTTTGTCGTTACCCTTTGGACGGAACTTTTCTGCAATCACATCAAGTCCACGATTAAACTCATCGCTAGATGCTATTTTAAATAAGTTTTTAGAAAATTCCAACTGAGCCTTATCCGCTTTTTCTGCTTCCGATGTGTAATAGCCAAACATTTTAGCAGCACCATTCTTTATCCAAGACATATCTTCAAACTCTGATGTTGCATATTGAGCACGAGTTTTCATCCGTTTTAAAGCTTCTCTCTCTTGGGCCGTTACTTCAATACGTTTATTTTTCATTTGAATAACAGCTTTTGTGTATGCTTGTTCCTCTGTATCACCAGCATCAATAAGCCTCTTATATTCTGCCTGAAAATCTTTTTCTACTTCCAATAACTTTTTGTTCGCATCTTTTTTTGCAAGTGTTCTAAAATTATAATCTATCTTTTCTATTTTTTCTTCAGGAGATTTCAAATCATTGGCGATACCTCTTATTTTATCAGCCATCCAATTAAGAAACTCCTTAGCAGGTCCCGTTGACTCGGAGAAAGAAAGCATAAACGCTTCCCATGCTGAAGATAAGTTAGCAAGAGCTCCATGAACATTATCTCCCATCGTGTGAGCCATATCGCCCAATTCACGTTCTACACCAGTAATCTGTTCTCTAAGTGGTAATATTTTATCAACAGCGGTGAGAAAGGCATTAAAAGCGGCAACACTACGCTTATCAGTTAATTCAAGAGTAGTATTCAAGTCTACCCCTTTTTCTTTTAGCGATTTCAATCCTTCAACTAACTCAGGCAATGTTTTAACGGGCTTACCTAACGCCTTTGCCAGCTTTCCATTACTATCAGCTAAATTTAGAAAAACATTACGAGTAGCAGTAGCAGCCATTGAAGCATCAAAACCGGCATCCGATAATTTACCCAACAAAGCCAAAGTATCTTCAATACTGAAATTAAAGGCTTTTGCAACCGGTCCAACAATTGGTAATGCAGTAGCGAGATATGAAAACGACAATGCGCTTTTGGTTGTTGCGACAGCCATCGCAGACACATATCTTTCAGTTTCTCTTGTATCAGCATTAAACATACGAAGAGAAGCACCTGCCAATGAAGCCGCATCTGCTAATTCTGCCCCGGTAGCTTGTGCAAATTTTAGAACGTGCTCTGTTGCATCTAATATTTCTTTTCGAGTAAAACCTAGTTTAGCAAGTTCTATTTGCAAATCCGTAGCTTCGGATGCAGTGTATTTCGTTGTAGCACCCAAACGTTGAGCATCCGCAGTTAACTCCTTCACTTTATCAGAAGTGGTTCCTAATATTGCAGCAAGCCTACTATTAGCTAATTCAAATTTAACAATATCACCTACTCCTTCACGCAGTTTTGTAAATAAAGCAACAACTCCACTAACAACAGCTTGTGCACCAATATATCCAGCTGCCCACCCTTTTAAACCAGCACCAACTTTACTTAACCCAGGAGCAAGCTCTGTATTAAGCATCCTACCGGCATTCCGGGCAATAACACCCATATTCTGCATGGATTTATTACCGTTCTGTATCTCAACCCATGCAGCCTTTACTTCTTCCCGGTATGCACCGATAGTCATTTTCTGTTGACTATATCGATCGGAATTTCGCTTTATGTAATCGGTATTGATTCCGATTGTAGAATTAAGACGGGCAAGTGTACGAATATAGTTTTCATCCGTATCTTTCAAAACATCAACAGCCTTTTGCAGCTGCTTATTCATTTCCTTTGCTTGTGAACGGCTATGTACTTCCTGATTAGTCAAGATAATAGCAGTTCTGATAAGTTTTAAACGTTCTTCTTCAGATAGAACAGCTTTCTTACGAGTAGTATTACCGGCATTCTGCGCTTTTGTCAAGTTAGCTTCTGCTTTAGCAGCCTTTTCCAAGGACACAGCATTATCCGAGTTTGCTTTGGTTAGTTTCTTCAGTTCAGCAGCAGATAATTTCTCTACATTTAGCTTTTCCTCTATCTTCTTACTGACAGTTTGAGTTATTTCAGACTGTTTTCTAAGAGCTTCGGTTAATTCAGCAGATGCAGAACCAGCCGTTTTTGCTTGAGTATTATAAAGGTTACTCAACTTTTCAAGATCAGCAACACCTTCTACATTTAGTTTCAAACCTTTTGCTAATTCTTTGGCCGCATTAACATAATCAGCCCTCACACGCTCAATAGTATTATCAAGCTCCACCAATTTCTGCAAATCGCTCTCATCAACGAAATCTTTCAATTTTAAATCCATAATTACAGATAATGTCTATATTCAATAATCTTTCCTTTTATCTCAACTCCAAGTTTATCAAAAGCATAGGTACCATCTTCTTTCTGATAAACAACATACATGCAACCATCCAAGACAGCTGCTTTCTTTGCAAGATCACTGATACGTTCCAGTTCACTCTGCATCTTTTTTATTTCGCAACTACAAGCCATTTTCTACCGATATCCACATTCTGAAAAGAAACGTTCCATCCAGGGACGGAGATACATAATATTAAAGTACTCTTTAGCTGTATCACCAATGCCTAAAATCTGCTCACCGTATTTCTTCTCAATAGAACTACCGTCCGTAAATCCTTTCGTTGAGAATCGAAGCCCGGAATCAATTCTATCGGCAGTTATGCTATCATAGAAAGTACCAGTAATAAAGAGGTTAGGTACCTCAACCGGACGCGGTGGCAAATAAAGTATCTCACTTCTAAGAGGTGGAGTTATCCTCTCCTTCCATCGTTTATATTGTTCCGCACGGTTCTGCCAGGGACCGGGCTCGTTAAAATAGGTGTCAGTATCATAATCAGGATTCAATAGATGTTCGGTACCGTCCAAGCCGGAATATAATTGTTCCTGAATACAATCAACGAGCACATTCTTATGTTCTTCCATACACCTAATACATTCCTCTTCAAACCCGGATGCAATGGAATGAATAACTCTATGTAATTCATCAAAATCTGCCATACAGTAAAAATATAACGGGCTGGGCTGTAATCACACCCCAGCCCGTCGGTTACTTAGTTATCGCATCGTACACTTCCGAGAGCTTCTTCTTACGGTCAGCTTCCTTCAGTTCCTGCCACACGACTTTAATGTGCGCATTAATAAACTCTTCCTTCGTCATGCCCTTCACAGCAACCTCGACGAACGTAACATTATCTACCTTCATGACATCTGCTCGATACCTCTGATTCCTTTTTCATACAATACAGAAGGAGCTTTCAACGAAGGAACCGCCCCGGCTTTAGGAACAATGGTAATGATACCATCCGAATATGTAGCAGAAGTTACGTTATTCATAACTTCAGCAGCACCATCAGCAATAAGACTGCCAAATTCTTCTGTACGGTCATAACCACCAACAACTTCAACTATTTTGTAAGTATTTTCGGCCTCCAACTTTTGAAACACAACATCAACCAAGCCTTTAACGAAATTCTTGGGATTGAAGTCTAACTGCACGTAGTCAAAGTGCAATTGGCTGTCTTCCACATCTTCATGTGAAAAACTAACAGTCATCGCAGACTTAGCACTACTGGTCGGGTACTGTGTCACGGTCGGGTAAACAGTAGACATCGGAATACCGGCAAGGATATCAGTGTCATCATTATAACCGATCAACATATTATCCTGATTCCAAAAGTAAACGTCCCATCCTTTATTGGCACATTTCAGAAGCTGGGCATTCAAAACCTCATCAAATTTCTTCAAAGTGAAGGTGTCTGTTTGAGCGCTAAGCCCGTTGTATTCACTTGCACCGTACCCTACAGGATTAACTTGAGGCTCTCCACCATTCTTGGCATACTCCAGGAATGGCAAAATAGGGTAAATACGCCCGGGACGGTCTGCATGGCACAATTCGAGCAACTTCTCACCTGTTATATCAGCAGGGAGTTTGACACCATGTTCTGTCAAGATAGCACCTTTGACTTTTTTCCAGTCAATGCTACAGGCAGAACTACCAGTGTTCATCCGGGAACCCTTACACGTTCTAATCTTTCTCATTTTCTTCTACAATTAAGATTATTAATTTTTATTTCCATCGAGCGTATATTTATGGCATCAATCGGCTCGCTCACAGCCTCACCGGAATCTGTATAGGCTCCGTATCTGCCATATGAATAGTTTTCTGAATAACTATGTTTCACTTTTTCGTCATAGTCGCAGTCGAACCGAGAATCTTCATATAATACTTCCAATAAACGTTTATAGATTGGCCGAAGGATATTTTTAAAAGATGTGGTTCTGCGCATCTCATTGCTCCACTCTTTACAAGAAGAACATGCTATAATTAACGAAACCTTTGCTTTTGAAAAATAATCCGCATCACCTCTATCCTCACTAATTGGAGTGAATAGTGCAACCAATGGAAACTTCCTTTCAGACTGGGCAGAAGACTTACTGTATTCATCTAAAATATCTTTGATATATTGACTGCTACCAAAGATGTAATTCAATCTTGGTGACTTTACAATTTTTGCCCCACCTTTCCCATTAGGGTAGAGGATTTCAAGTCCTTCAGGAAGTTTTCTAACTACTTCTTCAAACAGTTCTGTTATATCCAATTCCATCATAAATTGAAAGCATTAATGGGAGTTAATAGGTTCTTTTGAATCTTCAAACCGGTGAAAGGACAATCATCGGACATCGCCCATTCTACAAAGAGTCGGTTCTTCTTCACCATGCTGTTCCAGACACTAACCTGTCTCTTAATCGGAGATATATACTCGTTAGCACATTTCAATCTTACAAGACCAGTGATAGTAGCCTGTGTATTCATATCACGTAAAATGTGAAAGAACACATAATCGGCGAACGGTTCACTTAGCTTTTCACATAAAAGTGCATATCCGGATTGAGGTTCATCTTTTTCCAAGATATCAACCTCATCTGAAGAATCCTCTTTTTCCTGTTCTACGATCTCCAAATAATCAGTAATAGCTTGTGAAAGACTAAAACCGACAGCAGTATGAAGAAATTCGGTCTGAAATGCCTTGATATACCCGTTTATCACCTCATTTACTGCAAGAGACTGGGGCGAAGGCATTTCAGCGACCGAAGCATTCTCAATATGCCTGGGACCTGACGTAAAATATGAAACATCAATCAACATGGCAATAGTTATTTAGAAGCCTTACCCTTTCCGGTTTTCTTTTCATCTTCCACGGAAACGGTTTTATCATCAACAACAGTTACTTCCTTAGCATCTCCAGCAGGCAATTCTTTTGAATCGGCAGCCGGAAGATTCTTGTTATCAGAAGGAATCAGGGCTTCAAGTTCTGCAATACGAGCTTTCATTGTATCACGTTCATCTGTCAGTTCAACAATAGCTTTATCTTTCTCCGTAATGGATTCAGTAAGTTCACCGATTTTCGCATCTTTCTCTGTGAGCATACATTCCAATGTCTTTCGAGCATCTTCTTCTGTAACAAGACCACACTCGGAAATAGGGGTGAATGAAACCACCCCTCTACCAATCCGAATGCGTTGCTCTTTAAGCACATTGGCTACATCCTTATCATTACCTCTAAGTATGTAATCCATAATCCTACGCTTTAGTTATTGCAGTCTTCAATGCGGCCAAATCCCCATAAGCGAAAGCCCACGGCATAT